AAAAAATTATATTGCAATTGCTCCACAAGAAAGAGCACTGATTCCAACTGGTTTAATCTTTGATATTCCTGAAGGGTATTCCGTCAGACTTCACCCTAGATCCGGAATGGCTTTGAAGTATGGTCTAGTCCTTGCCAATTGCGAAGGTGTAATTGACGAAGATTATGTTAACGAGACACAGATCATCGTTCTCAACACCTCAGATGAAATTATGAAGATTTATCACGGAGATAGAATCGCTCAGGGTGAATTAGTAAAAACTCTTGACTATACTGTAGAAGAGTGCTATACTGCACCTACACAAAAAACCGACCGTATTGGTGGGTTTGGATCTACAGGAGTTTCATCATGAAGCGAGAAGACCTTTTTCGTCACCACGAAGAAATATGCAAAACTGCACTTTCAATTATGGTCAAAAAGAACCACGATTATGCAGGAAATAGCGGCACCACTCCATTTGCAAATTTTGAAAGGTGCGAGGCAATGGGAATTTGTTCAACAGAACAAGGATTCTTGGTAAGAATCGTTGATAAAGTTTCTAGGCTTAGTACCTTTGCAAAGGATGGAAAGTTACTTGTCGAAAACGAAGGATACAATGACGCGATTCTTGATATAATCAATTATTGTGTTTTATTTTCAGCATATGTAAAATCAAAGTCAGAATGAATTTTTACACAAACGCATTTGTCTACGGAAATAATATTCTTGTTCGTGAGATAAGGGATAATAAGAGAACTTCTGAACGAGTTCAATATCAACCTAAACTCTACATCAAGGGTAAAAATCCGACACACACAACTCTAAACGGAGTTTCTGTTTCAGAAATGGAATTTGATTCCATGTCAGAAGCAAAAAACTTTGTGAAAGAGTATGAAGATGTGTCTAATTTCGAAATCTATGGAAACATGGATTTTGTTTATCCGTTTTTGGCAGAACGATATCCCGGTGAGATTGACTATGATTACTCAAAATTAAGAATAGCAATCATTGATATTGAGACAGAATGCGAGTCTGGGTTTCCAAATATGGAAAATCCGGTGGAGCGGGTGAATGCAATCACAATTTATTGTGATGAAAAGTACTTTACTTTTGGTTTGAACTCATTTAAAGGTATCTCTGCGAATCATCATGTTAAGTGTTATGATGATGAAGCAACGATGCTTATGGATTTTCTCAACTTTTGGCAATCTCTAGCACCTGATATTGTCACTGGTTGGAACATCCGATTCTTCGATATTCCATATTTGTATTCCCGTATATCGACAATACTGGGAACAAAAGAAGCAAAGCGTCTTTCTTTTTGGAATATTGTGAATCAAAAGGTGGTAAATCGTAGGAATAAAGATCATAATGTTTACGATCTTGCAGGGATTGCAACACTAGATTATTATGAACTTTATCTTACATTTACTTACACCAATCAAGAGTCGTACCGTCTTGATAACATCGCAAACATTGAATTAGGTGAGGGTAAACTTTCGTATTCGGAGTACGAAAGCATTCATGAATTTTACAAAAATGACTTTCAAAAATTCATTGAATACAATGTTCACGATGTAACTCTAATCAAAAAATTAGAGGAGAAGTTACGACTCATGGAACTTGCGGTTGCGCTGGCATATTCAGCCAAAGTAAACTTGATGGATATTTTCAGTCAGGTTCGGACTTGGGACGCAATCGTTTTCCATTATCTCCATGCGCGTGGTGTTGTGATTCCTCCGAAAAAGCATAATAGCAAAGATAGACAATATGCTGGCGCTTATGTTAAAGAGCCAAACCCTGGTCTTTATAATTGGGTTGTTTCTCTTGACTTAAACAGTCTATATCCGCATTTGATTATGCAATATAACATTTCTCCAGAAACCAAAACCGATTGGGGCAAACCCGGTAATCTAACACCAGATTCTATTTTTGATCGGGAAGAAGGTAAACCAATTAAAACTTTCTTGGATCCGGTTCAAGTCTTTGATGATGCCAAAAACAGAAATGAAATTGTTGCTGCAAATGGTGTAACATTTCGCAAAGATGTTCAGGGCGTGTTTCCTGCTTTAATGGAAAAGATGTACAAAGAACGCAAACACTTCAAAAATTTGATGATTGATGCGGAAAAGAAAAGGGAGACTTGCACTGACTTGAAAGAAAAGATCAAGTTGGATTATGATATTTCAAAATATAACAACTTCCAACTTGTTCGTAAAATTCAATTAAACTCAGCCTACGGTGCAATCGGAAATGAATTTTTTAGGTATTATGATACAGATTTGGCAGAAGCAGTTACACTTTCTGGTCAGTTAAACATTCGTTGGATAGAACGAGCACTGAATAAGTATCTTAACGAAACTCTCAAGACAGCAGATGTTGATTATATTGTTGCGAGTGATACTGACTCCATTTATATTTGCCTTGATTCTTTAGTTAAAAAGGTGATGAAGAATGAAACAGATGTTGACAAGATTGTAGACTTTCTTGATAAATCTGTCAGTAAACTAATAGAACCATTTATTGAAGAAAAGTACGAAGAACTAGCAAAGTTGATGAACTGTGCTGGAAACTTCATGCACATGAAACGAGAAGTTATCGCAAGCAAAGGAATTTGGACTGCGAAGAAGCGTTACATGTTGAATGTTTGGGATAGCGAAGGAGTTCGTTACAAATCAGTTAAATTAAAGATCAAAGGAATTGAAACAACTCGTAGTTCAACTCCACAGGTTGTTCGTGATAAACTCAAAAAGGCAATTGATATTATCATGAATGGATCGGAGGATGAACTAATTGAATTTGTTTCTTCCTTCAAAGAAAAATTCATTTCTTTGTCACCCGAAGAGATTGCATTTCCAAGAAGCGTAAATGGATTAAAAGATTATCATGATCCAACTATGATTTATCGTAAATCTACGCCTATTGCTGTAAAGGGAGCACTTTTACACAATCATTATGTTCGCAAATTAAAATTAGAAAAGAAATACAAATTGATCGGTGACGGAGACAAAATTAAATTTGTTTATTTGAAGTCGCCTAATCCAATATGTGGTCCTAATGGCAAGGATCAAGTTATTACATTTTTAAATTCCCTCCCAAATGAACTTGATCTCCATACATATATTGACTACGATACACAGTTCGAAAAAACATTCTTAGATCCACTAAAGAACATTCTTGATGTGATTGGTTGGAACGCTGAAAAACAAAACACTCTTGAGGATTATTTTATATGAACATTAAATCATTACTGAAAGTTACAGGAAACCAAGACGCATTCATTGCTGCCGAAAGCACAGAAACTACTAGTTTTGTAGACACTGGCTCATATTCACTAAATGCACTTCTTAGCGGAAGCATTTATGGTGGATTTGCAAACAACAGAATTACTTGTTTGGCTGGTGAACAAGCAACAGGTAAAACTTTCTTTGCGCTTGGAATTTGTAAAAACTTTTTGGATACCAATCCAGAATCTATGGTTTTGTACTTTGATACAGAAAATGCAATCAATAGCGATATGCTTGAAGGAAGAGGAATCGACTCATCAAGAATCGCCATTGTTCCGGTGCTTACAATTGAAGAGTTTAAGACACAGGCTCTTAAGATTGTAAATTCCTATCTGGAAGAAGAGGAGTCAAAGAGGAAACCACTTTTAATGTGCCTTGATTCTCTTGGCATGTTATCGACCGAAAAAGAAATGAACGACACAGCAGAGGGGAAAAATGTTCGTGATATGACTAAGGCACAATTAGTCAAGGGAGCATTCCGTGTGTTAACTGCAAAACTTGGTAAGGCAAAAATTCCAATGGTAATCACAAACCACACATATCAAGTTGTTGGTTCTTATGTTCCAACCAAGGATTTATCCGGTGGTAGTGGTGTTAAGTATGCAGCCAGCACAATTCTATTCTTAAGCAAGAAGAAGGACAAGACTGATGAGGGAATTGTTGGTAATTTTATTACTTGCAAAAACTACAAGAATCGTTTTGCTAAAGAAAACATGGAGATTGAAACTCGTTTGAACTATGAAACAGGTCTTAGTCGATATCATGGACTGGCTGAATTGGCAGTAGAATACGGAATATTCAAGAGTGTTTCTACACGAATTGAACTGCCAGATGGCTCAAAGGTGTTTATGAAAAACATCAACGAAGAACCAGAAAAGTATTTTACCAAGGATATTTTGGACAAGTTAGATGAAATGATTCAAAAGGATTTTAAATATGGAAAAATCGATAAGTGATCTTTACGAAGCATCCGATCAGACTCACGAAGATTTTGTAATTGTTCGCATAAAAGATGGTCCATATGTTGGAGTAGAATACACTTATGGAAAAATTAGTGTGTCTGAATCCGAAGACAAAACAACTGCCAAATTTATATTTGATCCGATTATTGTAAAAAATCCAAATGATGTTAAACTAGATGATGTATTTTTTAAACTAGTTGGTGATGTATTGGTGAACCTTTTAGAAAATTGGATTGAGGAAACTAAGGATGAATTCGAGGATCGAACTGACAATATTACGGACATTGATGACGAACGAAAATTATTGTCGCAAGGTGATCCCATTTTTAAAGAGTGAATACTTCCATGAAAAATCTGAAAGACTGATTTTTCAAAACATTTTAGAGTTTTTTACCAAATATAACACCGTTCCCTCAAAGGAAGCGGTGATTATATCATTGGAAAAACTAAAAACTGTATCAGAACAAGAATTCAATGAATGCAATTCTATTGTTGAAGAATTTGATTTCTCTGCTTCAATAAATCAAGATTGGCTTGTAAACGAAACAGAAAATTTCTGCAAAGACAAAGCAATCTATAATTCAATCATGGAATCGATTCAGATTATTGATGGGAAAGACACATCAAGAAATAAAACTGCAATACCTGAACTGTTGTCGAAGGCACTATCTGTATCATTTGATGTTCACATTGGACACGACTACACCAATGATTCAGAAAAACGATTTGAATTCTACCACCAAAAGGAAAGAAAGATTGCATTCGATCTTGAATATCTCAATACAATTACAGCAGGCGGAACACCAACTAAAACTCTTAATGTGGTAATGGCTGGTACTGGCGTAGGTAAATCATTATTTTTGTGTCATCATGCTGCAAACTGTTTAGTACAGAATCACAATGTGCTTTACATCACTTGTGAAATGGCAGAAGAGAGAATAGCAGAAAGAATCGATGCAAATCTACTTGATGTTACTATGGATGATCTAAAGGACATGCCATTAAGTTCCTATTTAAAGAAAATTGATAATGTGGCTAAGAACATCAATTCAAGATTGATTATTAAAGAATATCCAACATCTAGTGCTGGTGCAACACACTTTCGTGCTCTCTTGGATGAATTACAGATCAAAAAGGGATTCAAACCAGACATCATCTTTATTGATTACTTAAATATTTGTGCATCATCCCGGATACGGAATAACGGTGCTGTTAACTCTTATACGCTGATTAAAGCGATTGCAGAAGAACTACGCGCACTTGCTGTAGAAAAAGATATTCCTATTTGGACTGCCACGCAAACAAATCGTGAGGGGTATTCAAACACTGATGTTGGTCTTGAAAATACTTCAGAATCTTTTGGTTTGCCAGCCACTACAGATTTTATGATTGCTTTGATTTCTACCGATGAACTTGAAGAGCAAAATCAAATCATGGTAAAGCAACTAAAGAATCGTTACAACAATGCCATGTCTAATCGTAAATTTGTTGTTGGGCTAAATCGAGCAAAAATGAAATTGTTCGATGTTCCTAGTGTCGAACAACCAACTTTGGTGGCAGGAAACACAACAGACGAACAAGAAGCCGGATCTGGTTATGACATGAGAGATAAATTTAAGAAACTAAAAACATCCTCAACAGGGGACTGGAAGTTCTAATGTCAACTTACATCGACAAAATGTTTATCAACATGATTTCTTCTATGCTAGAAAAGTTTGCATGGAAAAAAGAAACTCTTGCAAATTGTAGATGCCCAATTTGTGGGGATTCGCAAAAGCACAAAAACAAAGCAAGAGGATTTTTCTTTCAAAAAGGAAATGATTTCTTCTACAAGTGCCACA